AATTGTTGTGGTTGTTGAATTAACTGTTGTAGTTGTTCCATTTACAGTCAAGTTGCCAGACAATGTTACATTACCTGAGAATGTTTGTCCTGATAATGCTCCACTGGCTAGTTCTGTAGAAGTTACAGAATTATCTGCTAACTCGCTAGAATCTACTGCACCAGCTGCTATATGTCTAGCTAGTACCTGGTCTGTTGCAATTTTTGCTGATGTTACATTGTTATCTGCTATTTTTGCTGTTGTTACTGAACTTGTAGATAAATGTATTGCATCGATACTACCTGTTACTATTTCTGCAGTATCTACTGAGTTTGCAGCTATTTGTAATGCACCTACTCCATCAGTTGCTATTTCTGAACTTGTGATTGTATTTTCCGCTATATGTCTTGAAAGTACAGAGTTACTAGCGATTTTAGTGCCATCGATAGCATTATCTGCAATATTTCCTGTAGCTATTGTATTTGAAGCTATGTCTCCTGAAACAATTGTCCCATCTGTAATGTGGTCTGAAGATATTACTCCAGAAGGAAGTTTAGCTGCTGTAATAGCATTATCTGCTATTTTTGCTGTTGTTACATTACTAGCTGCTATCTTTGCTGTCGTTACCTGTAAGTCTCCTATATGTATTGTGTCGATACTACCAGTTACTAATTCTGCACTATCTACTGAGTTAGCTGCTAATTCTGAACTTCCAATAGCATCTGCTGGTATTTTTGCTGATGTAATTGAGTTATTAGCAATCTTAGCTGTAGTTACTTGTAATGCTCCTATATGAGAAGTATCAATACTACCATCTATTAATTCTGCTGAATCAACTGAGTTTGTAGCTAGTAAGTCTGCTGTAATAGTTCCGCTTGGAATTTGTGTTGCTGTGACCGAGTTTTGTGCAATTTCGGAACTGCCTACTGCATTAGCTGCTATTTGTAAAGCTCCTACTGCATCTGTTACAATTTCAGCTGAAGTTACTTGGTTTGCACCTATCTTTGCTGATGTAACTGAGCCTGTAGCTAAATGTATAGCGTCTATACTTCCTGTTACTAATTCACTTGAATCTATTGAGTTTGCAGCTATAGCTGCTGAATCTATTGAGTTATCGGCTACCGATGTGATAGCTGATGCTTGTAATTGTGCGGCTGCAATAGCGTTAGTAGCGATTTCAGATGTAGTAACAGAATTTTCTGCGATTTCACTTGAACCTACTGCGTTTGCAGCTATTTCGCTTGCAGTGATAGAGTTACTAACAATTTCTGTAGTTCCTACTGCATTGGCTTCTAACGAAGTGACGAACGCGTTTTGTTTACCTATTAATGCCATCTTATGTTTGCTCCAAATATGATAGGACTACATCAATGCTACTTGCCACATTGCTTTGTACTCTAATACCGTCCCCTGCCTCTAATACTACCTTTGCATCTCCTCCTATTACGGCTAAAGATGAATCACTCATGATAGGTGTATTATGTGTTATGTTTACTAGATTTCCTGTAGATGTATCGCTAAAAACAGTATTTGCGCTAACTTGACCACCACTTTGGTTACATAAATATAAACCAATGACAGTACAAGTAGTACCTGATGGTGCTGCAAATACAGTTGTTAATGATGTACCTACATTCGCTGCTGTTGCTGTTTTAAATGCTGATGCCATGTTCTTATCCTAGTGCTATGGCTAATGCTAGAACGTCATCCTCTGATGTTCCTCCACCGGAGCTTATTGTAATGATACTCCCATTAGCCGCTTTTGTAAATATTTTTTTATCCGTAACATTCATCGCAAGTTCATGTGTCGCTAAATCACTAGATTCAGGAACTGACCCTACTACTTCTGAACGTTTTGGTTTTATTATATGAGACATTTCTTAGAAAGTTCCTCCATCTAAAGTGTTTGTCCATACTATTGTTCCGTTTGCACCCACTTGTAGTACTTGTCCTACTGAGTGAGTTGAGTCATAAGTTCCTATTGAAAGTGAAGCAAATGAACTTCCGCCATTTGCACCATAGAATAGTACGCCTTCTGGTACTGAACTTACGCCTTTTAATCTTAAAGTGTCTGAATTAATTTCAATACTTGCATCATCTACATTAACAGAAAGTGTGTTTCCTGATTTTGCTAAACCGTCTCCTGCAGTAACTGCTCCAGCTCCTGAGAACTGTGTCATTGTTATAACGGATGTTCCGATTGTTGCTGAGCCAGTTAGGTTTGAAAGTACGAAACCTGCGTCTGCATCGCTTCCTTCTTCAACGAATGTAAACATACCGCCAGTAACTTCTGCTGAACTATCAGCATCTGTTGTTCTTGTAAGAACGAATGGATTTGAAACGTTACCAACTGTTGTTACTTTATAGATACCATTTTGTAAACCAGCTGTTTGAGCCTTTACAAGTACTCTATCGTTTAAAGATAATGTTGTGCTATCAACTGATATTGCACCATTTGAATCTGCTGTTAAAGTAGCTCCTACACCACTTGAACCATTGTTATATGCTGCTGCTAAATTTGACTGTGAAGCAACTCTCACTGAATCTTTAATATCAAGTGATTGCTTTACACCGTCTACGTAGGCTTTGGTTACTGCATCTGTTGCTGAGGTTGGAGTTCCAATATTGGTAACTTTGTTTCCACCCATATCAACAGTTTGTGAACCTGCTACTGTCATTCCACCATCAAAGTCAGCTGATTGTGTGAATGTCGCAGTACCTGTAACTGTTATTGTATCTCCTGAATTATCTCCAAGTATAACATTACCGTCTGCTTTTAATTGTCCATCAACTTCTAAGTTTGACGAGAAAGTAGCCGCATTGGTTACTGCTAAAGTACCTGCGATTGCTGTATTACCCTCTCCACTTGTTACTGTGAACTTGTTTGTGTTTATTGTTAAATTACCAGGTGTTACAATAGAAGCTAAAGTAGCTACTCCAGAGACATCTAATGCTCCATTTAAATCTACTGCTTTACTGATTTCTACTTCTTCCGCACCATTTGTAGTGATAAATTTAACATAAGAAGTTCCGCCTTCATTTATGTCTAAAGCTGCTGCTTCATTATCTGGAATGGTCAAAGAGGTTGACTGGTTTGCTAAGCTTACTGTTCCGCCATGTTGAACTACTAGTGAGCCTGCTGGCTTAATAGTTAAGTTACCTGATGTTGTATGAATAGTATTGTTTGACCCTGTTAAAACAGAATTACCAAATTTTAATTGGTCAATTTTACTATTAGCATCAACTAATACTGCTGAACTTGCTGTAAGAGTACCTGCTGTATGGTCGAGCATTTCGACATACAAGTCACCACCTATTGTTGTAACTGCTGCACTGCTCGGATGTCCTACGAAGAGCTTTTTAGAATTAGACGAATACGCTAACTCACCAGCTGTAAGAGAACCAGGAGCGGCGGTACTACTACTTCTTTTAATTTTTATGGTTTGTGCCATGATTGTTTCCTATACGAGCTAAAAGCTCCCTGCGTCTACCGTGTCTGAATCACTCGAAGCGTTCCCTATCATTATAGGTACAAATTGAAATGACCCAGCACTAATCTCTCGGTAGATCTTCAACTGATTGTCGTCAGTATCGTAATATAAATCTCCTTCTGCTAAATCTGTTGTTCCAGATGTAGGTGCTGTTGTTGATACAAAAAATTGGTTGGCAAGAAAATTTAATGCCCCCTCTACTGTTGTTTCTCCGCTAAGAGTTCCTACAGGGCTTGTAAGAGTGATTCCTGAGGCGTCTGAAACGTTCCCTCCAATTGCTGAAGAGATTGTTAAAGTAGTTGTCTGGGCTGTAGCGTTAAGAGCAGTTTGACTAGGAGTTATAGTTATTGTAGTTGCCATTATCGGGTCACATTCTGTGTAACTCGTGCTACACCCTGTATCAGTCTAGTGATTGTATTTGCACTAGAGTTATAGATTTCTGTATCATAATAATATTTACCTGCGGCTATATTTGCTGTAAGAGCATGTCCTAACTTCATAGAAACTGCGCCTTCTGCGGCATTAGTTATAGTACAAGTAAATGTTGCTGTAAGAGTAGAAGATGATGGTGTGGGACGAAGTTGCGCTGATACTGTGTGGGCACTCAAGTTGATTGGGCTCCCATCTTCAGACAACGTAATAGCTAGGGCAAAGTCTGCACCCTGGTCAATAACTATATCATAATTTCCTGCTGCCATATTTATACTCCTATATGCTAAATTATATCAAAAATATGAGGTGATGTCAAGAACTATTTTTGAGAGGGATATGTACAACGGATAAGTGATGCTTATCCGTAGGTACCTGTGCCATATAGTACCGTGGCAAATTGTACTTCTAACGCTTGAGCTTTATCACTATCTGCCATTATAGTCTTTGCCCAATTTAACATTATTGTTTCCGTTACATTTTCATAAGGGGTAACAAAGCCAGATAACTCGCCATTTGCTTTATGTCTCCAAGGAAGTGGTATATTAAATGTTTCAGAATGAGTTTGGTCTGATTGTCCGCTAGTTAAACTAGAGGCATTACCAGTAGTTGTATCTGTTCCTGTAACTGTCATTTTCACAGTCTTTACCATATTATCTACTCTTCTAGTAGGCATGCTTTGATTATTGACAAAGTTTTGTGTTTCATGTCCTGCATAGGTATAAGTCCAATTCCATTGCACATCAAGTGTGGTTGTTACTGGGTTTCCTTCGCTATCTGTTCCTGTTTGTATTGTCCAATTCATTATGCTATTTCCTTGTTATGTGCTATGTATCCTCTATCGTTTCCACCTCTTACAATGTAAGTGTCATCGTCTTCTACATCAAAGTTATAAGTAAGAGCAGTAACTGTAACTTTATCATTTGAAAAAATATCTTCTAGTGTTCCATCTTCATTTACTATTATATCGCCTACTACTATATTCTCAACATTTACAAATTTAAATACACTATCTTTAAAGACTACCATGGGGTGATTCCCAGTAACTTTTAAATTATAATTTAACCAATAATAATTTGTAGCATTTCTAAGTCCTGTTATAGCTGTGACTGTTGAAGTACCAAAACTTCCATTGCCTATTTCTGGAGTTGTCCAAGTTTTCCAAGCATTATTATCACTTGCGTCAAGAGTAGAGTGTCTGAATGATTTCACAACATCTCCAACCGCTATATCTTCAATAGCTTTTGTTGTTCCGTCTGACATGACAACTGGAGTGCCCTGTACGAAACTTGCTTCTTCATCTTCATCATCGCCACCATCGTCGCCTCCGTTTCCGCCTCCAGAGGTGCCGCCTGTTGTTACTGAAAAACCTTGTCCACTTTCACCGATAGTGACTGTTGTACTTCTAGTACTTAAGTTAGTTGATGCAGAAGTTATTTCTACATTTATGTAACTACCATTTGCAATATTCACTGCAGAAGTTCCAAATGCTCCACCATCAATACTAAATCTTGTAAATCCTGTATTAGTTATAGTTACAGTTTTTGTTCCTGCAAAACCACCAACTACTTGAGTATTAGAATAAAATGCAGTACTTAGTGCTGTACCTGTTTGATTAGCAAAACTAAATATTGGGTCTGTTGTTCCAAACTTAATAAATCTTGCTTCAGCTGATCCTAATTGGTCAGTACTATCTCCTTGCGCTCTTACGAAAGCTGCAACAGTTGAGGAGCCTGTATAACTAAATGCAATCGGCATATTAGCTGTTTGTGCACTAGAAAATAATCTTGCACTAGGTAAGTTACCTGCAGTATACAAGTCAATTCTTGGAGTTTCATAAACTAACGTTCCTTCACTTGCTGTAGAACTTCCTGTTCTTATCTGTATTGAAATAGTCTTAACATGGTTTGTTCCACCTACTAATCTTACATAGCCTTGATAGAATCCTGCTCCTGTTCCTATAGAAGTAATAAACTTATTATCCATTACGTTTGTAGCAAAAGTTCCTACTGTACTACCTGCTACATTCGCACCTGATGAAGGTAGAATTAAATTTCCGTTTACGGTTATATCATCTCCTTCTAGTGTTCCTTTGAACTTAGCATTTCCTGATGAATCAATATGGAATTGTTTTGCATGAATTGACCCTGCACTATTTAATTGTATTCCCTGATTTGTAAAATTGTTTGCTTGTACTGTTGGACTTCCACCTGAGAAAGCCCCGGAGGTAACTGTCCAACCCCCTGTTGTTCCTCCTTCAATAGTTAGAGTTAAAGAATCTGATGAAGATATTTTAGCATTTGTAATTGCGTTTGCAGTTATACTTGCATTCTGAACAGCGCCTGATAAGATTTTTGCGTTTGTAATCTGATTTGCTGCAATGTGTATACTGTCAATACTACCTGTTTTTATTTCTGCTGTATCAATAGAATTTGCAGCTATTAGTGCTGATGTAATAGCACACGCGGCTATTTGTGCAGTGCCTATTGTTCCTGTAACTGAGCCTGCTGCGACTGACCCAATCATAGCACTAGTAATATTACCGTTTGTGGATATTTTTGCACCATCAATATCACCATTATTAATAGCTATTTTTGCTAAGGCAATATCTCCTGTGCCAATAGCTATTTTTGCTATGTCTATGGCTCCTGATCCAATACTTATTTTTGCTACATCAATAGCTCCAGTCGCGCTTATTTCTGCGTTTGTTATACTGTTTGCTACAATTTTTGCGGCAGTAATTGAGTTAGCTGCAACATGGTCTCCATTTACAGAATCGTTTTGAATAACAAGACTATTTACAGAGTTAATTGCTATTTGATTATTATTAATAGAGTTTGCTGCAATAACAACTGCATTTACTGAATTTGCTTTTAATTGATTTGACTCAATAGCATTTGCAGCTATAACAACTGCATTTACTGAGTTTGCCGCTATCTCTGAATTGCCTATTGCATTTGCTTGAATTATAGCTGCTGTTACTGAATTTGATTTTAGCTGTGCATTTTCTATAGAGTTAGCAGCTATACTATCTACATTGATAGCATTACTGGCTACACTTGCATTTACTATGGCATTAGCAGCTACACCAACTGTTGTTATAGCATTTCCTGCTACCTGGTCAGTATCAACTGCTCCATTTTGAATTATTATTCCATTTACAGAGTTGATTGCGATTTCGCTACTTCCTACTGAATTTCCTAATAATATAGTTCCGTTTACTGAGTTAGCAGCTATTGAAGCTGAAGTAATTGAATTAGCAGCTATCTCTGCATTATTAATTGTGTTTGCGGCTACTTGTACACTTCCTACAGAATTAGACGCTAGTTCTACTGCTGTAATACTATTAGCTGTGACTGTAAAAGAGCCTACTGCATTTGATGTTAACTGTGAGGATGTAATACTATTAGCTGCAATCGCTACTGTTCCAATTGAATTAGCTGCGATTTCTGAGCTACCTATAGCATTTGCTGTAACGGCTACACTACCTATTGAGTTTGCAGATATTTCTGAACTACCTATTGCGTTGGCTGTTATAGCTGCACTGCCTATTGAGTTTGCTGAAATGTGAGAAGAATCTATTTCTCCTGCTATAATATTTGCAGCATTAATACTGTTTGCTGCTATGTGTGAGTTGTCAATCTCCCCTGCTACTATTGCTGCCGCTCCTATTGAATTAGCTGTAATATGTACCGAGGTAATTGCATTGTTGCCTAGTTGAACACTTGTAATCGTATTGCTACCAATCTCTGCAGAATTATCTACTGATTGTTTATTTGTAAAAGGTTGATAACTATAAGTACTGCCACTTCTTTTGACTGCACCAATAATAGTATCTTTCATATGGTCTATAGGTAGACCTTGTTTAAATATTTTTGCACCACTATATGAAGTAGTAGGACTACTATCTAAAGTCATAACAGTATCACTAGTAATATCTATAATTTTTGCCATGAATCTAGCAGCGTTCTCTCCGAGTGCTACAACATCTCCTTCTTGGAAGTCTGTAAATGAAGTGCTTGACCCTGTTATTTCTGGAAGTCCTGCGGTTGATGATATAGTTCCTGAAACTTGTACTAAGTCATTATTTGATTCTCCGAGTCTTGCTAAGAACTGATAATTATATTTTGCAGAAGTGTCTGCATCAGCAGCTGTAGTATCTGTTACTATTTTTACAGCTTGTAGTGGGTCAGTTCTTGTTGTGCCTCTAGCAGTATTACCATCGTAGTCATAGAGTAAGTATGCTTCATCTCCATCTGCCATACCTGAGAAAGTTTGTGTTGTAAAGTTTGTATTTGCACCATTTATAATAATAGAACTTACACCATTTGGTGGAGAGAATACATAGGTATTATTAGCAAAAGTTACTGTTCCATTTGCTTCTGTTACTACAGGTACAGTAGTTAATATACCACCTTTTTGTATACCACCATTTAATCCTGTATTTAATGTACCAGCTCCGAATATAGTATAAAGTGCTTCATTGAAAACACATAGTTTTTGTACCCAGCCAGAGGTTTGACCGTTTGTTGCTACAGTCTGTACACGAATTGTATAGTTCCCTGGAACTACTTGATTGACTGTAAAGTCTGTTTTGTCATTTGAATTTAGTCTAACTGTAGTAAACTCTCTATTTGCATCTTGGTCATTATTTGCAGTTAAAAAATTATGTTGAATATTATATCCTGCTAGATGTTCATATACATCTGTCAGTGCAGTTCCTTCTGAATCTGTTCTTTCTGTTGTTGG